CTTGTCCGAACGTATCGCCGAAATCGCCCTGGGACCGCGCTTCTTCGTCTTCACGGTCCCGCCCCAACATGGCAAGTCCGAACTTGTGTCGCATTATACGCCCGTTTGGTTCCTGAAGAAGTTCCCCTGGAAGAAGGTCGGCCTGGCGTCGTACGAAATGGGATACGCTTCAGAATGGGGCGGCAAGGCGAAGGACACAATCAACGAAAACGTGGACGACCTGGGCCTGGAACTGAAGACCGACACGAAGGCGAAGGGCCGCTGGAACCTTCGGGGATACGGCGGCGGAATGTTCGTCGCGGGTATCGGCGGACCGTTCACGGGTCGCGGGTTCGACCTGATTATCATTGACGACCCTATCAAGAACGACGCCGAAGCTTTGTCCCCCGTGTATCGGAAACGGAACTGGAACTGGTACCGGACCGTCGCCAGGACCAGGCTTGCCCCTGGGGGTTCAATAATAATTATTATGACCCGCTGGCATGAACAAGACCTGGCGGGGGCCGTCCTGGGAAACCCGCCCGAAGACGACGAAGAAGAAGACGCCTTCATTGACGACGACGTGGTTCCCGACAAATGGGAAGTCATAAACCTTCCCGCCCTGGCCGAAGAAAACGACGTCCTGGGGCGAAAGCCTGGGGAAGCCCTTTGGCCTGAACGGTACGACGCGCCGTCAATCAAAGCGTCCAGGGCCGCCGCTGGTCCGTATTGGCGGACCGCCCTATTCGACGGACGCCCGCAACCTGAAGGCGGCGGGATTATCAAGACGGGCTGGTTCAAGACATACGACGACGAAGACCTTCCGAAGTCCTGGTCCCGCGTCGTCCAGATATGGGACACGGCCCAAAAGGACAAACAAAAGCATGACCGGTCCGCTTGCCTGACGATAGGATATACAGTCAAGCCGCGGCGATACTTCCTTCTGGACCTATTCGTCGCCAGGTTGATATATCCCGACCTTGTCCGCGCGGCCGAAGCGCAATACGCGAAATGGAATCCTGACCATGTCATAATCGAAGACAAGTCGTCCGGAATATCTCTTATTCAGCAATTACGCCGCGACGCCCATGTCCCGATTCGGGCAATCAAGGCCGTGGACGACAAGGTCACACGGGCGCACACAGTAACGGGCGTCATGGAAGCTGGACAAGTCCTGATTCCCCGATTCGCTTCCTGGTTGGCGGACTTCCTGAACGAAGTCGGGAACTTTCCGACGGGGGCCCATGACGATATTGTGGACGTCCTGGTTCACGGCTTGCGTTATCTGAAGCCGCGACTGAAGACGGGACGGGCGGGCGTTGAACACGAAACGAAGACGTCCCGCTGGCGTGATTGACTTCCCTGGTAATAGGAAGTAAACTTTTGAAAAGGCCCGAAATAATCAAAGGGGGTCAACTATATGACACAGCAAGGAACGAAATCTTCACGAAGGGGTTATACAGCACCCGACCCGAATTCAAAGAGAAGTCAACGACGCCGCCAGGACGAAGGGCGGCGTTCCCGTAATCATCAAGACGACCCCCAGGGGGGGAACCTTCGGACCGTAATCGGCGTCACGGGCTTGAAGCATATCGGCGGCCAAATCCGCGAAGAATACCTGAACGCAATTAAGAACTGGTCAACCGAAGTCAAGCTATACCTGGAAATGAGGGACGACCCGATATGCGGGGCCCTGGTTGATTCAATCAAGCTTCCACTTCAGGCGTCCGAATTCAATGTCGAACAAGCCCCAGGGGGCGCGCCGAATGACGAAGCCGCCGCGACCTGGTTATGGGACGTTATGAACAACATGGACGGCCAAACGTGGATATCTCACGTTGAAGACGCCCTGGAATGCCTGGACTTCGGCTTCGCCTTGTCGGAAATCGTCCTGGACAAACGGGCCGACGGCCGACTTTGGTTGAAGAACATTGACCCGCGCGGTCAAGATAGCCTGGACCGTTGGCAGTATAACGAAACCGAACGGGACAAGCTGGAAGCCTTCATTCAACGCGACCCGAATTACGGCGGAAGCTATACGATACCGCTTTCGAAGTGCGTTCATTTCACATACAAAGGGCGGAAGGGGAATCCCCAGGGTCATTCCATTTTACGGGCCTTATATCGGCCGTATAAGTTCGCCCGTAATCTGGAAGACCTGGAAGGAATCGGAATCGAACGGGACGTCGGCGGTATGCCGTACGCGAAGCTGACCGACGACAACTTCGAAACGGCGGACCTGGACGACCTGAAGAAGGCATTGAAGGGCCTTCGGAAGGACGAAGAAGCTTATCTTATCGCCCCGCCTGGCGTGGACATTCAGGCATACGGCGGCGGGTCGAAGGTATATGACGTCAACCAGGTAATTGACCGCTGGCATAAAATAACGCTAATGCGCTTCTTCGCCCAATTCCTGATTCTAGGCATGGGAAGCGTTGGGACACAGTCGCTTGTCAAAGGGTCCCAGGACTTCTTCACGCTTGTTCTGGAAGCGGTCCAGCGTTACCTTCTGGAAGCCTGGAATCTTCAACTGGTCCCGTACCTTTTCAGGTTCAACGCCTGGACGGGGATTTCGGGATACCCGAAGATTGTTTGGGAAAAGCCAGGGACCGTTGACCTGAACGCGCTTATCACAGCATTGAACACGGCGAAGGGCGCGGGAATCTTCACGCCGACCGACCTGGACGAAGACCATCTTCGAAGCATTGCTGACCTTCCGGAACTTCCCGAAGAAGAACGCGGGGGCCTTCGTGATATTGAAGCCCCGCCAATGGGCGGCTTGTTCGACCTTCCTGGTAAACTGGACGCCCTGGGGAAGGACGTCAAGGACCTGGGGAAGAAGGTCACAGCGGGGGAACCGAAATGACAATGACGCATTACGCCAGGCCGAAGGCGGGACAAAAGCAACGAATCGGTTCGGGCGATTATGAAACAAAGACCAACCGACAACAACGGAAACTGGTCCGCGTATATGACGAATGGTCCGCGAACCTGAAGCGGGAACTGGCCAGGCTTACAAAGAACGGGGCCACGAACGCCGACCTTCAAGCTTACCTGGACGCGCAAGTCCCGAAGCTGGAAGCGCGCCTGGTCGAAATCCAGTCGGCGGGAATCAGGTCCGCGGCCAAAGCCGCCGCGGGTTCACGGGCGACCCTTCCCGCGGTCCTGGTAACGACTGACCGACAAATCCGTGACAACGTGGAATTGATTCGAAAGAACCTGGTCCCGAATATCCATGAAAAGTTGACCCTGGCCCTGGCCCTGGCGGTTCCCATGATAGGCGCGGGAATTGGCGGCCTGGCCATTGAACAACAAAGGTCCGTCGCGCTGGCCATTAAGAACGCGACCCTGGCCGGCCGGTCAATGCCGGCGCAATATGCCGGCGGATATTGGGTCGCTATATTCGAAACCGAAAAGACCCTGGGGGGCGTTCGGGAAGCTGAACGGGCCGACCAGGGACTTGAACCCGAACCCGTCCGTTGGGACCTGGACCCGCGGGCCGTCCATTGTGAACCGTCGCCTGGATTTTACGGTTGTCCGCAACTGGCCAAAGAATACCCTGGCGGCTGGCGGACCCTTCCGACGGTCCCCGCTGGACAAGTTTCGTGTAGGGGAAATTGCAGATGTAGGGTTTCTGTTTTCCGAAATGGTCAATGGAGAAGGGGAGTTTATGACGACTGACAAATGGGGAAATCCGCTTGTTGAAGTTCCTTGTCGAATATGCGGCGCGATTAAGATTCAACGCCGTTCAGCGGCTAGAAGGGGAATCAATCTATTATGTCGTTCATGTGGGGCCCGCGAAGGTATGCGGAAGCGCGGACGTATTGGAAGGAAGAAACATGACCAGGGTTATATAATGGTTATGGTTCACCCCGACGACCCGCTTCGCTGTATGGCCCAAAAGTCGGGTTGGATAATGGAACACCGCCTTATAATGGCCCGTCATTTGGAACGACCGCTTCTTCGGAATGAATTCGTTCACCATAGGAACGGCGACAAATCCGATAATAGAATCAAAAACCTGAAATTAGTAAGCCGCCAAAGCCACGCAATATTGAATCAGCTTTGTTCTTCATGTGAACTTCGAAAGGAAATCCGCCTTCTGAAATGGCAAGTCAAGGAACTTCAAAAACAGGTTCAGTCGCGACGCGGCGTATATGACGACTAAACGAAGAAGGGGGAATTGAATCATGGCCGAACCAAATAAACTTCGAATCACAAGGAACACGGAAGGGACCGAAGTCCTGGTCACGGACGACAAGGGCAAGGTCCACAATATCAGTCCGAAGTTCCGCGAAATTACGGGGACCACAACGCCAGGGGGCTTCCAGAATAACTTCAAGGCCCAAAACGACGGGACCGTGGTTGAAGTGGAATTCACGGCCGTTTCAAAGGAACTGAACTATACCCTGGAAGCGTCCACAGCGAAGCAACTTTGCGCCCTGGCGGATTGAAGAATGATAAACGGCGACGTCATATATTGCGATTGTTGCGGAACCGAAAAGCTGGCCCAGGTCGTCGGCGATAACCTGGTAATCAAGGACCGCCGACACGGGGAAAAGCACGTCGCCATTATCCCGATTCAATCGTTGCTTGACATTATCAATTCGTCAAACGATAATGTTCGAAAGGACCAGGTCGCGGAAGCGGCGAAGACTTAACAAAAGAATACAGGCGGCAATGACCGCCCACAGTTGGCCCGACCAACCCCGACAGACGGAAGCCCGTCCTTCGGGGTTGTTTTGTTTTCCGACCTGGTCGGGGGTCAAAAGGAAATGGAATGTCCGAATTGTCACAACGAAATGAAAGTGAACGAAGACCTGACCCGCGGAATGGGGAACCAGTCCTTCAGGGATTGCCCCGTTTGCGGGCTTGTGGCGTTGTGTTCGGGCGAACGGGTAACACAAGCCTGGCGTCGAACTGACGCCCTTAAAAAGGGGGTACAAAGATTATGCCATTCGGACCGTACGCTGATTTTAACGAATGCGTTGTGAAGAACGCTGACAAGTCCAGTCCTGAAGGCTTTTGCGCCTGGTTACATAAAAAGATATTGGGGACCTGGCCGTCGGGAATGTCGGCGGCGAAGTATCCTGAAGCCTGGTTGACCGCTTACGACGCGGCCCTGGTCGCACAGAAGCCCGAAAAGGAAGCTTTCGAAATGGCGGAAGCCGCGGCCCTGGAATCGGGATTCGAAAAGGCGGCCTTCGGTTGGGTCAAGCAATACCAGGCCCCGAATATGAAGACCGTCAAGAACGTGTACGTTTTCGCCCTGGGGACCTGGACCGACAGCGCGGGCAACGAACGCACCTGGTCGGGCGAAGACCTGGACAACATGGTCCTGGCGTTCAAGGCGGGGGTTCCCGTCATGGTCCCCGTCAAATGCGGACACACGTCCGACGAATTCAATCGAAGAATAGCCGAAGCCCTGGGGGTCCCCGTCGAACTTATAACGGGGGACAATGGCCAGGGTCAAATTAAAATCGGAAACATGACTTCCCTTGAACGGAAAGGCGACTGGAACGTCGCCACGTTCGGCAATATACCCGAACCAATAGCGGACCTTATCGAAGGCGGACAATATTCGAACGTATCCGTCGAGATAGAAGACGCAATCGGGGAATACGGTCCCGTCATAACGGGCGTCGCTTTACTAGGCGCGGAAGAACCAGCGGTTGAAGGCGCGACGTTAGAAAAGGCCCTGGTATTCGGCGGGACCAGGAAAGGCGCGCGGGTATGGTCGTTCAAAGTGGGCGACCAGCTACCCGACCCCGCAACGCTTCGGTCGGAATTCGACGAAATCCGAAGCAAGATTGCGGACATTATCAAGGGGAAGAAAGGCGCGCCGCTTTTCAGGGCCATGTTCGGCAATATGACCGAACTATTCGAACGCCTGGTCAACGGCCGTCATACCGCCGACCAGGGGGACGCCAACGCGGACCCGAAACAACGCGCCGCAAAGGGCCAGGGTAATGACGCCCTGGGGAATAAAATCAAAGAAGGGGGAACTTACCAAATGGAATTGAAAGTAATCGCCGCATTATTGGGCCTGGGCGAAGAAGCGACCGAAGAAGAAGTCACGGCCGCTTTGAAGGCTTTGATTGACAAGGCCGCCGCCGCCGCCGCCGTGGTCCCGCCTGAAGAAATGGACGGGGAACTGGCGAAGGAACTGGCAAAGGCGAACGATAAAATCGCCGAACTGACGAAGCGACTGGACGGGCAATCCGCCCTTTCCGCCTGGAAGGAAAAGACAGCGTCCTTCACGTCTATTCCTGGAACGGCCCTGGAACACGCGACCAAACTGGCCGCCATTGAAGGCAAGGCGGGCAAGGAAGCCGCCGACGACCAGTTCGCCGCCCTGGAAGCCGCGAACAAGCTGGCCGCTGAAGCGGGGAAGATAATCGGGACAACCCGAAGCGCGGGTCCGACCGACTTCGACAACGAAGTCGCAAAGTATATGACGGCCCATGCGGAAGCGACGAAGGTCCAGGCCATTGAAGCCGTTTCCAAATCTCACCCCGACTTGTATTTCGCAAGGCGGGAAACCTGGAAGCAATAGGCTAGTCAAGGACTGGCCAACAAGTAAAATCTGAAAAGGGGGAAATAATTCAATGGGTATGAACGAAAAACCTATCTGGACCGAATCCGTGAAGACCGCCGCGACCCTGGCGGACTATTCGTCAAAGCAATACTACGGGGCGAAATTCAGCGCGGACCGAACCGTTGTTCTTCCGACCGCTGACACCGACATTCCCGCGGGCCTGGTCCTGAATAATCCTGAAAGTGGCGAAGACGCGCTTCTTCTGATTGTGGGCCGCGCGCCTGGCGTGGTCGCTGAAGCGATAACCGCGGGCCAAAAGGTCCGAATCGCCAGCGGCGGCAAGGTCGCCCTTTGGGAAACTACCGACACGACTTGCCATTGTGTCGGCCAATGCGCCGAAGGCGCGGATACCGACGGGGAATATGGCGTCTTCAACTTCTCATTCCCAGGCGCGATTGACACGGCCTAAACCGTGACAATGAACTAACGAAATATTGAAAAGGGGGAAATTCTAAAATGAAACGATTCTTCGGAAATCCGTCAACGTCCGACGTTCATATTGATTCGGCCTTGTCGGAAATCGCAATCGCTTATAAAAACAAATCGTTTATCGCCGACCAGGTATTCCCGCTTGTCACGGTTGAAAAGCAATCCGACAAGTACTACATTTGGGACAAGGGGTCCTGGTTGACCAACCAGGTCGAAATTCGCGTACCTGGGGACCTGTATCCTGAAGGCCGCATGAAGCTTTCGAACGACGAATACTTCGCCGATATCTTCCACCTGGGTTACGCGATACCCTGGGAAAAGAAGAAGAACGCGGACGTCGCAATCAACCTTGAACGGTCGGGGACTAACTGGTTAGCACACCAGTTCGCCTTGAACCGCGAAATCCAAATCGCGGCCGATATATTCGTGACCGCGGTATGGGACACGAATCCGGACGTCGGGGACGACTTTGTCGCCTGGGACGACGAAGACAATTCGAACCCGCCTGAAGACATAGACACATACAAGGACACGGTCCTTCAAAACACGGGCGTCGAACCGAATACCCTGGTCATAGGGAAACAGGTATTCAGTAAACTTCGCCGAAACCCGATTCTTCTGGATATGTTCAAATACACGGGCAAAGGCATTCTGAACGAAGCCCAGGTCGCCGAAGCCCTGGACATTGAACGCCTGATAATCGGGAAAGCCGTCCAGCGGACTTCCATTGAAGGGGCCACGACAGCGGTCCAGGCGTTCGTATGGGGGAAGAACGCGCTTCTGTTATACGTCGCGCCGGCACCCGCCATTGACGAACCTTCCGCTGGTTATACCTTCGTGTGGGACCTGGACGGAAGCGGCTTTACAACCGCGATAATCCCGACGGTCCAGGAAGAACGGGACCGCGATTTCCTGAAAGGGAAACACGCCTTCGATTACAAGATAACCGGTTCCGACCTGGGCGTCTTCTTTGAGGACGTCATAACATAAAATAAACGGCGACGGGGGGGCTTCGGCCCCCCAATAGTCGGGGGGTAACATGGCAAAGAAGAAGGAACCAACAAAGGACCAGGAACCAGTCAAGGAAATATGTCCCGTATGCGGACGGCTGGAACTGGACCACGGCGTTTGTCCCGAATGCGGATAGACGCCCGTTTTGAATAGCCGCAACGGGAAACCCGTTGTCGGAATTGCTAAAAAGGGGGCAAATCAAAATGAATTCAAGTGTAGTGACAAGGAATAGAGGAACCCACATCTTCGACGTGATACGGGCGAAACAAATCAGCGGCGGGTATCTAGGCGAAAACCCAGGCCGCGATTATTACGTCAACAACATTTCGGGAAGCGACAGCATGAACGGGCGGTCCTGGAAGCGGGCGTACAATGAGATTGCCGCGGCCGTTACAGCTTCGGAAGCATACCGCGCGCTGAAGGCGTCCACGAATGAGTATATCCGGAACCGCATATTCGTTCAGGGGACGGGGACCGCATACGCCGCATTGACGGCCCTTCCGAACTATTGCGACATTATTGGAGTGGGCGCGCCCGCACACGGAAACGGAACGGGTATCGCTAGAATCGGGGCAAGCGGGGCCGACGGAATCGCGGGGGCCGCCAGGGGACTAGGGTTGTATAACCTTCAGTTCATTTCGGGCGGGGCCTTCTATTGCGCGGACTTCACGAACTTGCTTCGGTCGGCGATTGAAGATTGCGCGTTCATGGCGGGAACCGACGGCCAGTTGGGGGGCGTACGCTTCAGTACGTCTTCGGGCGGAAATCGGATTCTTCGGAACCATTGGGGAAGCATAGTCGCGCATTCGAACTTCGTTACTGGAATGCTAATCAGCGGCCCTGGATTCGACCACAACCGAATTGAAGAAAACTACATTCAGGGAATAAGCAAGGGCGTATTCGTTGAAGATACCGTCACGGGCGGCGGCTGGACCGTTTTCAAAGAAAATGTCATTGGCGACATTAACGGCGAAGGTTGTACCCTGGGGATTGACGACGACCTAGCGGCAAGCGGCGAATGGGTCGCGACCGCTATTGTTTACGCTGGAAACCACATTATCGCAACGACTAACGCGACGCTTGTTACTGGCGCGGATACCCGATTCGTCGGGAACATGAGTGGCCACGCATACGCCGCGGCGACCGCGAGTTAAGCGACAACGTATCACCTGGGGCCCCTGGGACGACCTGGGGGCCCCTTAACAACCGAATAAGTATATCGGGTTACTGGCCCCCAGGGGGCCGTCCTGAATTAAAACGTAGGGGGTAACAATATCATGGGAAAAGAACGAACGTCGCGGGACACACGTTCCGCCCGACAAATAACACGGAAAGCATTTCCCCTTGAAAAGGCTTACCAGCACAACGAAGACGTCCTGGCGAATACCGCCTTCCTGGAAGCCAACCTGACCCCGTCCGATTATCCCGTCCTTTTCCGCGTTCAAGTCAAGCTTCCCACGGCCGCAAAGTTTACGGCCATGATTTCCGACGGGACCGACGAATTGACTTGCCACCTAAACGGGGGGGCGAACCTGGTCGCCAGTTCGTTGTATATCTTCGACGTCCTGGTCCATGAAGACGACGAAGTCAACTTCCAGTCCGACCAAAACCAAACGGGATACTTGCTTCGGGTCCAGGAAATAACCTGGGGGGTCCAGTAAAATGTCATACCCGCCCCAGGGACTTGATAAAAAGGACGTCCTGACGAACCAGGCCACTTTGTTGACCAGGTTGTCGGCGGCGCGGGCGGGTTATCTGGACGAACTTCCGATTATCGAAGAACACGACCACAGTCGCGAACGCTGGTTCGGGAAATCAGGGGACCAAACGGGGACCGATTGGGCGACCGAAGCTTCCTTGACGCCATCCCAGGGGGCAAGCGGAAGCGCGGCATTCGGGACCGCAATCAAGGTCCTGGGTTCGTCCGATACGCCGAACATTGCTGGCAATACGAAGTTCGACTTTCACAGAATCTTCGTTGAAGGGTCCAGCGCGACGACAATATATGTGATTCGGTTCATATACGGGACGGGGGACGACGCCGACGTCGAAGAAGCGGCGGGCCGATATTCCGACGTATATTACCGAAAGGAATCAGCGGCGGGACGGGGCGCGCCCGCTGACTTACGAAGTCCATTGCTGGCGTCAACGACGAAGTTTTGGGCCAAAGTGAAGAACGCTTCCAACGAAGCGACCCTGGACTTCTTCGTCGGATTCCATGAATACCCATAAAAAGGGGGAATAATAAAATGAGTTATCCGCCACAAGGAAACAAAGCTGACGTCGGGGACATTGAAACGGACGTCACCACGCTATTGACCAGGCTTTCCGCGGCAAGGGCGGGATACCTGGACAATATCAACCAGTCGGGGCTTCTTCAGTTGACCGCCGCCCGCGCTGGATATCTGGAAAACGTCAACAACGTTGTCCTGAAGACCCTGGCCGCCATGCGGGGAACCGACGGCGTGGATACGGCCGCCATGAGGGGGACCGATAGCGCGGCCCTTGCTTCTTCATGGACCGCGGGCCTGGCGACGGCCCTGGGTAATTACAACGCGACACGCGCGGGTTATCTGGACGCCCTGAACCGTGGACGACCGAATATGCTTTTCCCGTCGGCAGTACCGAAGGCGATAATCGCCATTCCAGCGGTCGCCGCGGACCTGGACTTCCCCGACGTCGTCGTTGCTGGCCTTCCGTCGGGCTTGACCATTGCGAAGGCCGACATTGCCCTGGTTATCGGGGCCTTGTTCGACACGTCGGCCGCTGAAAACCAAATCGCCGCCGCTTCGAAGACCCTTCGGGTTAAAGTGTCGGGCGGGGCCTGGGGGACCGACGACATTGTCGCGCT